GGCCGCCAAAGGAAATGTTCAGTTTCTAGTAACCAATGCAAAAATGGCTGTATCGATATTGGAACATTGCAACGCTTTAATCATGTATCAATTGAAAGAAGGTGTTCAACTTGTCAACAGATTTGAGACAGTTTTTTACGACTGATCATATACCTGATAAATTGGAACCCAACAGTTATGAAAAGTTTTTTATCAACGCTTTAAGTTACACATCGCCAAAAGCCATTGATGATTTAACAATTGCATTTGAAGAAGATGAATCTGATGATTTGATACAAAATTTTCAAGAAATTGACTTATTAGATGAACATGTTTTTCCAGATGTTATCGATTATGAATTTGAAGAAGTTATATTAAGTCCTTTTTTTGACAGAAACGAATTTGCAGTCGATGGATTCGAAACAATAATTGAAGGATTATATGATGAACAGAATGAAGTGTTTGTAAATGTAAGTTTTATTATTCCACAATTAAAAGGTGTCTTTAGAGAAACATATGCAGAAGCCAAAGAGTGGTGTGAGTACTCGGATGAAACATTATCCGAACCAAAAGTTGATTATTACTGTCTAGGTACCACTGAAATGCAGTTCTTATATATCAAATTCAAGAATAAGGGAAAAGCTAGGGAATTCAGAAAGCTTTATAAAAAGAGCTATCAAATAAGAGCAATGCTATATGGTTTTGGATATCGATTTATAAATGGTCAATTTGTTAAAGGAAACGTAAGAAACATTGAAATTGAAGGATGGGAATATCCTGATTTGAATTTTGGAGTGGCAAATGAAGCTCTAGAAATCATGGCCAATGTTTCAAAAAAAGAAAGACATAATACGGAATTGTTGCAAATAATAGTCGAAAGAAAAGTAGATGATTGTGATTATAAATTTACTTCAAATGCTTTGATTTCAGCTCTTTCAAACACATTAAAGACAAAAAGCGAGGTGATCATGTAATGAGAGAAGCAATCATTCGTTTAAACAACAAAAAAGATGATGCTGAATTATGTATCAAACAAAACGAGAAGATTACATTCAAAATGCTTTCAAAAGAAGAACTGGTAAAACTTTTTAATGATTTTTTTATCAAAGATCAGCATGAGAAAGCAAACATAAAATTGTTTTCTGAAAACACGATAGGTGCTGGTATTGATTATACCGTTATAAAGCAACCTGAGCATATGCAATATGTTACTTATAATAATCATTCATACAAAGTAAATTTTCCTAATGCTATTTATATCGTTCGATATGACAACAAAATCGTAAAAGGCATCCAATGTTATTGTTATAAGAAATACAAAGGTCCTGAAACTGAGTTATATGAATATGCAATGCCAAATATGTTGACAGGAAATGCAATGTGCATGGGTAGTGCCGATAAAAGGATTGTTGATGGTGATATTGAAGCTGCTTTGAATAAAATTATCGCTACACCTTACTCACACGGCAATTTTGATGGTATAAAAGGATTTTCAACAACAGTCAGCTATTTTGAATATTTAGAAGATAATCCATTTCCTTACAAACTTTTAAGAAAATTGAACAGGAAATTAAGAGATGTCAAAGTGTGATGAATTAAGAAAATTACTTCTTGAATGGGGTGAAGATAATTATTTGCCCCTCAAGAAAAAAAATTGCATATCTCGAGAATGAAAATTATCGTTTGAGAATGCAAAATTTAAGAATCAAAGAAAGAAATGAAAGACTTTCAACGATTGTAAAGAAAAGAAGAGAGGAAGCAAACCAATGAAAATAGATAGAGGAATTGTTCAATGTGATAGATGTAAAAGGGTGTTTAAAACCAAAGAGGTCAATAATTATAAAATCTCATATCAAGCAGGTGGATTGAAAAGTGATGGTGGCATGGGACTTGTAAGAAAGAAAGCAGAAATCTGTTCCGATTGCAATATGGATTTTGAAGACTTCATGCGCAATAAACCAGTAGCAGGACGTGATACAAATGACAGGTGAAGAATGGACAAAATTATGTAAGGAACATGGTGTTGTTGTCATTGATGTAAACTACAAGAATATGACGCATGAAGATGCTATTAAGTTTTTTGATTTATTAAATACTGCAATGGGTCATGCTTTTGCTAGAAAATATGATTTGGAAACCGGCCAATATGAAGATTATGCATTGCCTGATGGATCTACATATTACGAGGATGATATGAACAAGAAAATTGCTTGTTGCGAATGTGGGAAAGAAATCACATATGGAGCTTCTTATACATCAAGAATTATTTTGGATAAATACGGTTTCGGATATGCAGTTTGCAAGGAATGTTATTTTAAAAATGATTTGAAAGATATCGTTAAGAAAGGATGAACAAAGATGATTAAAGTAGAAGAAATCGCTGAAAAATACAAAGGCTACGAAGTGGACGAGGAGAAACTAAAAGAGTTTCTCACACCACCTAAACCTAAAACAGTATGGGATTTAAAAGAAAGTGATAAATATTGGTATATTTCAGATTATGGGCAAATTTGTAAAAGTACATGGACTAATTTTGAATGTGTGATTATTAGAAGAGCTATTGGAAATTGTTTCTTAACAAAAAAAGAAGGCGAATTTGAAGTTGAAAGACGCAAGGTTGAAACCACTTTGTTGAAATACGGAAAAAAAGGCAAAAGTTCTCAAGATGAAGAATATTTTATTCTTTATGATTTTGTTGATAAAAAGGTTGCAATTTATCCGAGTGGAGGAGTTTGCTATCAAGGAACTATTTATTTTACATCCTATGCTTTAGCACAAAAAGCTATTAAAGAGGCTGGGAAAGACAACATCAAGAAATATATTTTTGGGGTTGATGTTGAATACGTTAAGAAAGGTTAAGAGTATAAGAATATGGGAATTAAAGAACAAGTTTTTAAACAATCCATTGAAATTTATGGAAAAGAAGCACAATCAAGACAAGCTATGGAAGAATGCGCTGAACTTATTCAAGCAGTGAATAAGATGCTACGATATGAAGATAGACCAGCTGAACCGGAGTATTATGCTAATTTAGTTGAAGAAATTGCAGATGTGGAAATCATGTTATATCAATTGAAAGTTATGTTTAACGTTAGTGATGATGAAGTTTTTAAAGTGAAAATTCAAAAAGCTAAAAGAGAAAAAGAAAGGTTGGAAAAGTTAAATGACAGCACAAGAAATGTTTGAATCAACGGGATTTAAAAAAGAAAAATTTGATTATTTTGGACTAGATAGGCTTGTTTACAAAAAGCCGATCGTGGACGAAGGAGACTACTTATGTACATTTGTAGTTTTGTTTGATAAAGAGCAAAAAATAACAACAGTATACCATGATGAATATTCTGAAAATTATGATCTTTGCTATGATGAACCACCTGCAGTTGGTATGGAACTTTTAAAAGCAATCAACCAACAATGTAAAGAATTGGGGTGGTTAGATGAATAAGTATGAAAAAGCATTAGAAGAATTATCATTTCCGCTAATAAGCAGTGATTGTGGCGGATGTAAATGTGGTGAAAGTGATTGTAGTTGTGAAAAAAGGGAAGCGGTTGAAACATTACAAGAATTAATAAAACATTTGCACATGTGTTAGGTAGCATTGATTTTAAAGCTCTTAGAAACATTTTAGAAACAAAATTGCCTAAGAAGCCAATCAAGAAAGAAACCGTTACTCTTTCAATGTTAAATATAGATGTAACTTTTGGGAAGTGTCCAACTTGTGGTTCGGCTTTAGCAGGAAAGCAAAACTATTGTACAAAATGTGGACAAGCTATCGATTGGGAGGGTTGAAAATTGAAAAAACCTAGTAGAGAAGAATGTACAGAGCGAGGCGCTGCACTCGGTGTCGACGAAACATATAAGTACGTAGAAGCTCTAGAAGGATATTGTGAGCAATTAGAAAAAGCTTACGAAGATGTAAAAAAAAGGTTTAGATAATGCTTGCAACAAACTAGAAGGTTTATATCTTTGCATTGATGTTATAACGGATAAAGAATCTAAAAAAGATAAAGAATATTGGAAAAAGAAGGTAATGAAAGATGACTAAATTTGAATTGGATCTATTAAAAGAATTTCAAGATAATGGTTGTGGTGGAGATGACTTTGATGAAATCAGTACATTAGTTGGCATGAGGATGAGAGGCTACTTTCAAGATGCCGAAGATGATGAAACCATTGATGAATTGATTTGGAGGTATGAAAATGTTGACTAAAGAAAGATATATGACTTCTTTAGAAAGTATTGCTGATTACGCTTATAGTGCCAACATTGGCCCTAATGGCATTGATGTAATCAGTCGTGATTTTGATGAATTAAAGAAATTGATTGAGGAGCATTTTACTCCTCAACCCCTTAAATTTGAAGATTTAACCCCTGGTATGTGGGTTTGGGATAATTTCTTTACAACTTTTACAAGACTAAAAAATACATATTTATGTTCTGATGATGCTCTTGCCAAAGGAACTAAAATGGCTACGTTTTATTGCGATGCAGGTGTTCTAAATAGGCCCTTTGAAGAAAATAGATATTATCCAGTTCAAATTCCATGGGAAGGAGATAAAAAAACAATGGGAACGTACTATAGAAAGTTGCAAACAGTAAAGCATGCGTTGCAGTACTATATCACTAGACCGAATGCCAATGAAAAGGATCTAGTAAGAGAAAAGAGCTTATTGGAACGTATCGAAGATGAAGTTGAATATTACCAAAAAGCATATCACATTCCAAAGAAAGAGGTGGGAACAAATGATTAAATATTGTCCAGATTTAACCGGATTTGAAATAAGAGAATCGTATTTGCGTGGAGGAAGAACGAATAAAACAGTTATTTTAAATCATTGTTTAAAAGATGC